ACCGGCATCCAAGGCCCTAAGGGCGAGAAGGGTGACACTGGAGCGACCGGTGCGACTGGCGCGAAGGGCGCGACAGGCCCAACGGGGCCACAGGGCGTGAAGGGCGAGCAAGGCGAGCGCGGCCCGCAGGGTATACAGGGCCCGAAAGGCGAGAAGGGGGAGCGTGGCGACTCTGGCGTCACCGTACCGCTGTCGGGGTTCTTCTCGCTGACGGTCGATTCTGACGGCAACCTTTGGTCGCACGTGGCAGACGGGGCGGCAGCCCCGCCGCTCTCATACGACCCATCTACGGGCGAGCTTTACTATGAGATAGGTGAGTGATCATGGCTAAATACCTTGTAGGTAACATCAAGGGCCCCAAGGGTGCTACTGGCGCGACAGGACCACAAGGACCCACCGGCGCGCGAGGTGCTACGGGGGCTACTGGCCCGCAGGGTCCGAAAGGCGACGCGGGCGCGACAGGACCGCAAGGGCCAACGGGCAAGCCGGGGCCGACAGGCCCAACTGGCCCCGCGGGCTCGCAAGGACCGCAGGGCATCCAGGGGCCTAAAGGTCCGACAGGCCCGCAAGGGCCGATGGGGCCGCAGGGGCCGATCGGTGGCGCGATCAAGGACACGCGTAACGACAACCAGCCGCCGAGCTGGTACATGAAGAACCACCCGCATAAGACTGTGGTCGAGTTCAAGACGGCGAATGCCATCGGGCTTGCGTGCGGCGAGACCTATGCGACCCTCGTCACCTTCGTACAATGGAGCGACAAGTACGGCGGGTACCCGAAGCAGGTCGCCATGAGCGGCGCAGACATATTGTGGCGCTTTGGGGCGTCTGAAGCGTCTTGGGACAGGTGGCTGATGGTGCTCGACTCGGGGTGCGATAACACAGTGTGGCTCATGGCCCACCGTGTCGGTGAGTACCTCGAGACCGACGGCACTTTCGACCCCAACAGCATCGGCGGCACATGGGTGCAGGTACCGAGTATCGGGCCGCACACGTGGCTCAGGACTAAGTAAAGGAGAGAACATGGCAAAGACAGAGAATTTCACTCACTACACCTGCGACCGATGCGGCGCGGACGCGTACCTCCAGCAAGGTGCTGCGGCGGCTGGTGACTGGCGCGAGGTCGAGCGCTTCGACCAGTACGGCAGCAGGGCCACGCGCCTGCTGTGCAAGGGGTGTACGGACGAGTACAAGAAGCTCGCCGCCAAGCACGACGGCGAGTTCCAGCAGTTCATGAGCAACGCGAAGGAGTAGTACCATGGCATTCGAGATTGTTGACGGCATGACTGGTACAAAGCACATCAGCTCGGACGACCTGTCGGCCCTTAATATCGCGACGGTCGGCAAAGCCGACTGCGTGCTGGAGTACGGTGACGATTTTAAGCTCACGATGGCGAGCGCGAACAGCGCGAAGCTCGGCACCGGTGTAGGTATGGTTGGCGGCAAGCGCTTTTGGAACCAGGCGGCGACCTCCCTCACCATCCAATCCGGCACGCAGGGCCAGAAGCGAAACGACTTGGTCGTGGCACGCTACGCGAAGACCAGCGCGGGCATCGAGAGTATCACACCCGTCGTCATCAAGGGCACGCCCAGCACGGGGACGGCGGCGGACCCCACGACGACCTCGAACGACTTGAAGCTCTGGCGCATCCCGTTGAACGGCATCAGCGTCGGCACGCCAGTCAAACTTTTCGACACCGTGGCCTCGCTCGCCACGCTCAGGGATTCTGTATCCCGTGTCTTGGCGAGGCCGGGAATCACATTAAACGGCACAGTGACCGTGCCAGGGCTCAAGAAACGTGCAGTGGTTATTGTCGTCTTCTCGCGCGGACAGCACGCCATTATGCCCACGACGGACGGGACGCACGTCGTGTCTGGCGCAATGGGCGGCAACGACGGCTATTCGGTTACGACTGCCAACACGATAGCACATGTGTCCGGCGAGACTGTGACATTCGAGAAAGTCGGGTACAACACATACCTGTCATCCGGGCTCGGCGGCGCGCTTACGCTCGCTGCCGGCGACAAAGAGACAATCACCGCGATATACGGCTAGCATTCCGTATATCACGTCAATACTAGTACGGAGAACATTTGTCGTTTAAGAGGTATTGATTCGATGTTTGAATATATAGCGATGACTGTCGTGACCACGATTATGGGTACGATAATCGGTTGGTTACTGAATGCGATCAAAACCAACACTGGGCGATTGTATAACCTGTCGCGTCGTGAGCACGAGGAACGCGTACAAAATCGTGCCATGCTCGGTGAGCTACTATTTTACCGACTCGAAGATCTACACCGGCGGTTCGTCATAGAAGGCCATCCGTGTTCTGCTGCCGACAAGCAACAAGTCGACGACATATACCACCATTACCATGATGAATTGGGGCTCAACGGGCCGGGTACACACATGTATAATGAGATTATGGAAGCGCATCAGGAATAAGGAGTAATTATGCAATACCTTCTGCCCGATAAGGCATATAACATTCTCAAGTGGGTCGGCCTCGTTGCCTTGCCCGCAGTAGCGACTTTTGTCGGTACCGTCGGTACCGCCGTCAATTGGGAGCCGACTGGCATCGCAGTGACGGTGATCACCGCTGCGGGTACGCTCGTCGGCGCACTCCTCGGTGTGACGACCGCGACGGCGAAACCGGCGAGTGAGTAATGATGGACAATGTTATTGGAAGGGTGAGTGATTTGGGTATCAAGGCAAATGCCGATGTGGCTGGACGTCTGCCTAAGCCTCACCCTACTCGGCGAGTGCATATCGTTCGACGATTGGTACTAGCCTCCAGTACTGCCGCTATCGCACTTGCACTCGCAGTACCGACGACGAGTTATGCCTACGAGCGTATCACCAATTACGTCAGCAATGGGCACGGGCCGCTGTCACCGCAGTACCTCGTGATCCACGAGACGGCTAACCCGGGCGCGAGTGCGTGGAATCACGTGCTTTTGTGGTCACGTGACGATACCTATGCTGTACATGATGTCATGGAGCTAGACGGCTCTAAAGTGTACGATACCGTACCGCAGAACCGCCTGTGCTGGCACGTCGGCAATGGCAATTGGTGCACGATCGGTATCGAGCTCGCACACGCTACAAATGCCGCCGACTTCGCCAAGCAATGGACCGAAGCTGTGAAGTGGGCAGGCGATACGCTCCGCGCACGCGGTTGGGATACCAGCCGCCTACTCAGCCATTACGAGGCCGCACGTATCTGGGGTGGGTCTGATCACACCGACCCGATTGGTTATTTCCGTAAATACGGCAAGACTTGGAGTGATTTCAAGCGCGATGTCGCCGCCTATATGGGTAGCGGCTATATCGCGCCGATTGCACCGACTGACGGAAACGGCGGCACGTATCAGCCTTCCACCTCTGCCACGCGCACGAGTTTTCCGAAGTCTACTGGCAAGAGCGTAAATATCCACTACGCGCTCCACAACCGTTACGGGGCGTGGAATAGTGCCGTCACCAACTTCAACGACTCCAATGGTGAGGGCTTTGCCGGTGTGCCGTACGGCTCCCACGACATGCTCATTGCATGGGCCGACAGTGGCGCCTTGCGCTACCGCGTCCACACCAAGGAAAGCGGTTGGCTCGGCTGGGTCCAAGCAGCCAACTACAACGACAGCGTGAACGGCATGGCCGGCATCTGGGGCCAGGTGATTGACGGCGTCCAGATGTATTACATCACCCCGTCTGGCGAGTACAAGCAAGTCTACTATCGTTCTCAGGACGTGGCGCATGCTGGCTACTGGGATGAGGTATGCGACGACGGCACGACCTACGGCGGCGATGATTACGCTGGTATGTACGGTTACGCGCTCGACCGCCTGCAGGCTTATATCTCAGACGGCACCCGCCGTTGATGGAGGATTGGAGAAAGCATGATGTTCGGTAACTACAATGCGTATCAACCTGTCGGCACACCACAGCAATTCGCCATGGACCAGATGCAGCAGTTTCAGCAACGCGCCCAGATGCAGCCGGGAATGCAGCAGTGAATGCAGCTGATCCGTGTCACGGGCATGGACGGGGCCAAGGCATACCAAATGCCTCCCAATTCCGTCGTGCCCCTGTTCGACGCAGATAACGACATCGTGTATGTTAAAAGCACGGATGGTGCCGGTTTTCCGACCATCCGTGCTTTTGCATTTCAGCCGGTCGAAGACAAGCCGGAACCTGTGCCGCAATACGTGACACGCGACGAGTTCGATGCGGCGATGAAGCATCTGAGGGAGGCGATCGACAATGGCGAGTAGCCTATTCGGCGGCGTACAAAAGCCAAACCCAGTGCAATCGGCTATGCAGGCTGTCAATATGATGCTCCACGCAAACCCAGAACAAGTCATGCACCAGATGATGCAGAGCAACCCGCAGTTCGCAGAGTTCATCAATGCGAACAAGGGCAAGAGCCCCGAGCAGATCGCGAGTGAGCACGGTATCGATATAAACGCAATCAAGCGAATGTTTGGGTAGTGAAGCGGAGCGTACGGCCGTCGACCTACTTGAGCATATAAGATGTCTATGTCTGAGTATTCACTTTCCGACATCGCGGCCGCTTCCGGTGAGTCCGGCTTCGGCGGCAACAATGCATGGTGGGTGATCATCCTCTTCGCGATGATTTTCGGTTGGGGTGGCAACGGCTTCGGTGGCAACCGCAATGCCGGCGAGCAACCCGTGACTGAGGCCGGCCTGTGTAACGCCATGAATTTCAACGACCTGGCGAACCAGGTCGGGCGCGTGAACGACATGATGCAAACACAGTTCATGCAGACCAGCCAGGGCCTCGCGTCTGTTGGCTACGAGAACCTCCGTAACTTCGCGCAGACGCAGGACACCATCAAGGACGGCAACTATGCGCTGTCGTCCCAGCTCGCAAACTGCTGCTGCACCACCCAGCGTGGTATCGACTCCGTCAATTACAACGGCGCGATCAACACCGCTGCCATCCAGCAGACTGTGACCGAGCAGACGCAGAAGGTCCTCGACACCATCACCGGCAACCGCATGGCCGACATGCAGAACCAGATCAACCAACTCCAGTTGTCCCAGGCGATGTGTGGCGTGGTACGCTACCCCAACACCTTCGCCTACAACGCCGGCCCGAGCCCGTTCTGTGGTAATGGCTGCTGCGGTACGGCAAATATCTAAACGAACATTGATCGATAAGGCATTTCGCCTGGGCAAGATAGGGGCATGGCTCAGGCCGTGCCCCTATTTCAATAGAAAGGACAAATCATGTCGTGCAAATCTGCAATCTACACTGCCGACCCGTCTAGTACCGTGCTCACGCTGTCTACGGCTGCAGGTACGGCTATCCCGCTCGGTACGACTGTCCGCCGTTTCGGCTGCAATGCCGTCCTGTCGGGTAACGGCGTCCTGCTTAAGGGCCAGGGCTATTTCGATGTCGACGCCAGCGTCACATTCACGCCTACTGCTGCCGGTGCATATACCGTCACGCTGTTCAAAGACGGCGTCGCCGTGCCGGGTGCCACGCAGACCATCACCGCGGCAGCCGCGGGCACTGTGTCGGTCAATATCCCGGCAATCGTGCGTAATCAGTGCTGCGACAGCACCTCGACGCTCACGCTCGTGATCACCAGCGCGACCGTTCCGGCGACTGTCACGATCGACAACACCGCGGTCGTCGTCACGAAGCTCTAATGACAGAATAGGAGTTCTGGAGCAGTATCTCGACCAGGGCCGAAGAAAGGGATGCCTTGGCGGCATCCCTTTCGCAAAGTATGGACGAACTGAGAGGGGTAAAGATGCCTGTAATTGATGTGTTCGCAAAGGTATCTGACCACCTGATCGACGGCATGATGATGCACGAGCAGATGGCAGATTACTACAATTTCCTCGGTTTGGAAGGTTTCAAGCGACTACATGAGTACCATTTCATCTGTGAGACGATTTCCATGCGTCGCATCCACCGCTATTTCATCGACCACTGCAACCAGCTTTTGCCGGTGGCGAATACAAAACACATTGACGTCATCCCCGTCGAGTGGTCGAATTTCACACGACAAGCGGTCGAATCGGAAACGAAATCCAAGGCTGTCGAGACGGGCATGCGTGAGTGGTGTAAGTGGGAACACGAAACGAAGGAGCTCTATGCGAAGTCGGCCAAAGACCTCTATGATGCAGGTGAAGTCGCCGCGGCACACATGATCTGCGAGCTTGTGCGAGACGTCGACGACGAATGCAAGTATGCCGACCGCTTGGCACTCAGCTTGAGTGCTGTCGATTACGACATGCAAGTCATCGTGCCTATGCAGCACGAGCTACACGAGAAATATAGGAAGAAGCTACATGACGTCGGGAAGAAACTCAGTTAGGGGTGAATGGAAATGGTGTCGATCGAGACCATCGAAGAGGAGATCCTCAACCTGGAGAAGCGCGACACGTCTTATGCCGTATGCGAAAGGCTGGCGTGGCTGTATATAGTCCGCGACCACCTCAAAAAAGCCTACTGTAGACGACGCGGTGATGGAACAGCGCATCACTGACGAGCTCACTGGGTCTGAGTTCTTGAAAGCGGCGTCCAATGTGGACTATGCGGCACTCATGGGAGTACTCGACAACCACATGTCGTGCATCAAAGCCGTCTGCCCGAAGGAATACGATGCAGTCATGTCGCAGATCCACGCGCTACGGTAGACATTACCTGTCAAACAGTGTCAAACACCTGTCACACTCCTAAAAGGGCCAGTGTGACAGGTATTTGCATCTCTACGTCGTATTTCTTGCCACCTGTCAAGCTGTCAAACAACTAGGGGCCCTATATTAGATATTTTTATATCTATATTTCTTAGGCCTAAGAAATATAGATATAAAAGTCAAATTATCTGAGAATAGGGGAGAAAACTGTGTGACAGTGTGACAGGCGGTAAGAAATACGACGTAGAGATGCAATTTACTGTCAAACAGACCCCAAACCGGCAGTGTGACAGGTGTTTGACAGTGTGACAGGTGTTTAAAAAAAGTCATAAATAATCGAATAAATCGAAAGAAAACGTAGTATAATGAGGTTCGCCGATCGAAGGAGGTGAAAGATGAAAAGCCTATTTGAAACGATCCGCGAGTTCGGCGATACCCAAAGCGGGCTCGCACGAATGCTCGGCATCACCGAATCCACGTTGTCGTGGAAGATCAACGGCAAAGCCGAGTTCAAGCAGTCGGAGATCAAGGCTATCGCCGACCGGTACGACTTGACGGGCGAGGAAATCAAGTCGATGTTCTTCGCGTAATGGGCCTGTTCGCTTACCAGCAGGCGGCACTTGACCGCGTCAAAGGTAAACGCAATTGCGCGTTCTACCATGACATGGGCCTCGGCAAGACGTTCACCGGTGCAGAGAAATTGATGTCGGACAAGTGTTGGCATTTGGCCTTAGTCGTATGCCAAAAGTCGAAAGTCGCCGATTGGGTCGGCCATTTCGCGAACTACTATGACATCGACGTCGTCAATTTGACCAAGCCGCATGCTATGGAAGGTTTCGAACGGCGCATCGGTGACTCGCATGCACGGGACGCAGTCGGTGTGATCAATTACGATTTGCTATGGAGGCGTCCTGAGCTTCAGAACATGAAGTGCTTCGCCGTGATGTTCGACGAGTCGTCGTTGCTGCAGAACAAATCATCGAAGCGTACTAAGGCAGCGATGAAATTGGCAGCTAAGGCGAATGAGCTCATCTTGCTGTCTGGCACGCCCGTCGACGGTAAATACGAACGTCTGTGGACGCAGCTGAACATGCTCGGCTGGCATATCGACGAGAAACTGTTTTGGCGGCAATATGTCGAATCGGAGACGACGATGCGTGAGGGTTTCCCGATCACGAAGGTGACGTGTTACAAGAACGAGGAGAGGCTGGTGCGCAAGATGAAGGAGCTCGGTTGCGATTTCCTCAAGACAGACGACGTCATCGACCTACCGGATCAGCGTTTCATCCGCATCGACGTGCCGATGAGCGAGTATTACCACAAGTTCGCCAAGACGAATGTGATCACGGCATTCGGCCGCGATTTCGTCGGCGATACAGTGTTCGGTGACCTCACGGCTAAACGCCAATTGGCGGCTGCGTATTCGCGCGCCAAATTCGAGGCCTTCGGCGATTTGTTGGACGGCACGAGTAAACGGCTCGTCGTGTTCTACAATTTCGACGTCGAGCTCGAAGGGCTCACGGCGGAGTTGGAGAAGCGGTACAGGTCGTATGGCGTGCTCAACGGCAAGGCACACGATTTGTCGCCGTTTTTCGATACCGACGACGGGGTCGCGCTCATTCAATACCAGTCCGGTGCCATGGGCGTGAACTTACAGCAAGCAGACACGTGTGTCTATTTCTCGCCGCCTTTGGCATCGTCGCTCTTCGAGCAGTCGAAGAAGCGTATCCACCGCGTCGGCCAAGACAAGCCATGCACGTATTACGAGCTGGTATCTAAAGGCACTGTCGAAGAGAAGATCTACGATACGTTGGCTATGCGACGCGACTACACTGAGAAGCTGTTTGCGATGGGAGGTGACTAGTTGGCAGGGGAAAAGAACTTCGAAAACCGTCTGAAACGGTGGCTTGAGTCGCAAGGCGTATGGCATGTCAAGTTTTTCGCTAACCGCAACACACGTGCTGGCGTGCCGGACATTTTGGCATGTGTCAACGGCCGTTTCGTCGGTATCGAGCTCAAAGGCCCAAACGGCAAGCCGTCGCCGCTGCAGGTCTACCACTGCGGGAAGATTACGGAGAGTGGCGGTATAGCCGTCATTGTCTGGCCGGATGATTTCGCCCAATTCAAACGGCTAGTATCACGCCTGAAGGAGAAAGGAGGAAACTGCGATGTTCAAGACCTCATATTCGAGGGTCGGTACCTTCACCCAGTGCCCGCTTAAATTCAAATTCAACTATGTCGACGGCCTTGAAGTGCCGTTCAACTGCGATGCTGCGAACCCGCTCGTGATCGGCACCATGCTGCATGAGTGCATCGAAGTCGGTATCGACGAGGCCATCGCGAACTATAAAGTCGTGTACCCCGTCATGACTGATTTAATGGAGAACGAGCTCATGAAGATCCGCTTGCTCGGCCGACGCGCCCGCGAGCTCGCATGGGGCATGTTGGACGACGACACGGACCCGGTATTTGAGGTGAAGGTTGAGGACGACAGCGGTTTCATCGGGTTTATCGATATGCTCATCCCGCGTGGCAAGGGCCTGTGGACGATGCTCGATTTCAAGTATTCGAACAACGTAGATAGGTACCTCGAAAGCGGACAGCTGAGCGTCTACAAGTATTTCTACGAGAAGACGCACCCCGGTGAGATCATCCAAGACATGGCGTTCCTGATTGTGCCTAAGACGATGATCAGGCAGAAGAAGACCGAAGACCTCTACCAATTCCGCGAGCGCCTCGCTGCGACATTGGAAGACATGTGGCCGGCTCTCTACCGTGTCCAGTATGACCCTCAAAAAGTCGCCGACTTCGCAGTCGGCACTTGCACGATGGCTAACGCCACCGAATTCCCGAAACATGAGTCGCGCCTATGCGACTGGTGTGATTACAAAGATTTTTGTCTAGGAGGAAATGATATGCTTATCCTGCCCAAGAACGAACGTCGCCCAGAGGCCGTCATCACCGACCCTGATATGTGGATCTACGCCGACAGTTACGTCGGCAAGTCGACGTTTGTCGACCACTTCGATGACGTGCTGTTCATCAACACCGACGGCAACACCCAGAACATCACGAGCCCGTTTATCCAGATTGCCGACGAGCTCGTTACCGAAGGCCGTATGACACACAAGGTGCTTGCTTGGTCGAAGTTCCGCGAGGTCATCGACGAGTTGGAGAAGCACGACAACAGCTTTCACGTCATCGCGCTCGACTTGGTTGAGGACCTATACGAGCATTGCCGATTCTATGTTTTCGACCAGCTCGGCATCAAGCATGAGAGCGACAGCGGTTACGGTAAGGGCTGGGACATGGTGCGCACCGAGTTCCTCAGCCAGATGAAGCGCCTCAAGTCCCTCGGCTACCGTATCATCTATATCTCCAAGGAGCTCGTCACAGAGATCACGTACGCCAACGGCATGAAGGTCTCGACATTCAAGCCTAACCTGCAAGATAAGGTCGCAAACGTGCTCGCCGGCACCGTCACCATGACGCTCCGCGCATATATGGACGAGCGCGGCCATTTCCTCCAGCTCCGCAAGAACGAAAACGTCTTTGGCGGCGGCCGTATCGATTTCAAGCGCGACCGCTGCGACCTCACCGTCGAGGCATTCAACGCGGCGCTACTCGAGGCACAGGGCACGAAGGCCGAGGCCGAGGTCGAGAAGCCGAAGGCTCGCAAGAAGGCAGAGCCCAAGCCTAAGCCTGAGGTTGAGGCTGAAACTGAGGTTGCTGAGGAGCCCGATGCGGCAGAGGAGAAGCCGAAACGCCGTGTGCGTAAGGCCAAGCCTGTCGCCGAGGAGGAGCCGCCGTTCGACACCGAGGAAGCCGCGGAGCCCGAGGCAGTCGAGGAGAAGCCGACGCGCCGCACCCGTAAGCGCCGCGTCGTCGAAGAGTAAACAGTAGTTAACACCTGAAAGGATATATCATGGATTTCAGCAAGTTTGACAAGATGGTCGACATCGACGGCCTCAAGAAGGACATCGCCGATGCAGAGGCCAACGGTGGCGGTGCCGATTTCAAGGACGTGCCGCATGGCAGCTATGAGGTCGCGATCGACAAGCTCGAGCTCACCGAGACCAAGAAGACCGGCAAGCCGATGGCGTCGTGCTGGATGAAGATCGTGAGCGATGGCGAGTTCAAGGGCCAGCGTATCTTTATGAACCAGGTCATCACGCAGGGCTTCCAGATCCACATCATGAACGCTTTCCTCCGTTCGCTGCTGCCCGAGGGTTCTGACATCGACGTCGAGTTCACTGGTTACGCCGAGTATAACGATTTGCTGCTCGATATTGCCGAGTATGTCGACGGCAAGTTCGAGTATGGCTTGGAGTACGGCGAGAACAACAAGGGTTTCGACACTTTCCAGATCACCGATATTTTCGAGCTTGACTAGGTGCGGCGATGCTCAATTTCTACGACTTCGAAGTTTTCAAACACGACTGGATGGTCGTAGTCATCAACCCCGTCACTCACGATGAGCGCGTCATCATCAATGATGCCGACGCGCTCACCGCGCTCTACGAAGGGCACAAGCGTGAGATTTGGGTAGGTTACAACAACCTCCATTACGACCAATTCATTTTCAAAGGCATCTTGTGCGGTTTCGACCCGAAGGCGATCAATGATTTCATCATTGCCGAAGGCCACAAGGGCTGGCAGTATTCTAGTTTGTTGCGCAAGGTGTACATGGTCAACTACGATGTATTCCACCCGCGTACAGACAGGGGCCTCAAGACTCATGAGGCGTACCTCGGCAACGATATTTGCGAGACGACGGTGCCGTTCGACATCGATCGCAAATTAACCGAGGCTGAGATCGCCGAGACCGTGAAATATTGCCGCCACGATGTCGAGCAGACAATCGAGGTATTCATGCAGCGCAAAAGCGAGTTCGACGCCCGTATGGATCTACTTAAAATGTTCGACTTGCCGCTGGTGTACCTCGGTAAGACCGATGCACAACTCACGGCGATCATCCTCGGTGCCGAGCGGCCTGCACGCCCACGCGACGACGAGTTCGACATCGTGCCGTTGCCGTGCCTCGACCTCGGCCCGTATGATTTCATCCGTTCGTGGTACCTCGACCCGGCGAATCAAGATTACTCCGCGACGCTCGATTTCGACATCGCGGGCTGCCCGCACAAGTGTGCATGGGGAGGCTTGCATGGCGCTATCGCGCAGTACGCCGGCGAGGGTTATTTCATCAACGTCGACGTCGAGAGTTATTACCCGGCCGAGATGATCGCGCACGAACTGCTATCGCGTAATGTGCATAATCCGTCGAAATTCAAGGATATTCGAGACCACCGTATCGAGTTGAAGCACGCGAAGGACCCGCGCCAGAAGGCATTGAAACTCGTCGTCAACGGCACCTACGGCGCCAGCAAAGACAAGTTCAACGCACTCTATGACCCGCGGCAGGCCAACATGGTCTGCGTCAACGGCCAGCTCATGCTTATCGATCTCATGCACAAGCTCGTGCGTGACGTGGGTGCCGAGATCATCCAGAGCAATACCGACGGTGTGCTCATCCGCATGCCCGACGGTTTCGACGGCGGGCCTGATGCATTTTACGACCGTGTCGACGACGTGGCATATGAGTGGGAGCACCGCACAGGCATGGGCTTGGAATTCGACGAGTTCACCCGCGTCTACCAGAAGGATGTCAACAACTACGTCCTCGTGGCGGCCGACGGGTCGATGAAGACGAAAGGCGCATACGTCAAGAAGCTGGGGCCGCTCGACTACGACCTCGCCGTTGTCAACAAGGCGCTCGTCGAGTTCATGGTGCACGGCGTGCCAGTCGAAGACACGATTGCCGCCGACAACGATTTAATCGATTACCAGCGCGTCGTGAAGGTGTCCGGCAAGTACAAGTACGGCGTGCATGGGCATGAGCGGCTTACCGATAGGTGCTTCCGAGTATTCGCATCCACGCGCGAGTCGGACGGCATGATCGGGCGGGTCAAAGCCGGCAAGGCCAAGCCGGAGAAGTTCGGCAACACGAGCGAGCACTCGTTTATCGACAACGGCGACGTGCACGGCAAGAAGTGCCCTGACTATTTGGACAAGGCTTGGTATATACAGTTGGCAAAAACACGATTGGCACAGTTTGGGGTGATGTGATGGACCGTCTGTTTATCGGGTACGTGAAGCTCAACGGCAAGAAGTGTGCGCAGAAGCTGAAGGACGGCCAGTACCTTACATTGGCCCAGGCACGCAAGCTCGATGGTTACGGCGGTGTGTTGGCACCTGAGACGATTTTCGTCGATGTCGACGACATGGCGCAGAGCGAAAAGCTGATGGACATCATCGAGGCCGAGCAGGTCGCGTGTAAGGTCGTCGCTACGACCCGCGGCAAGCATTTCTATTTCGTCGGCTACCCCCGCGGCATGAAATGCAAGACACATGCGCGCCTGGCCGTCGGTATCGATGCCGACATCAAAGTCGGCTCGAAAGCCACGTATGGCAGTTTGAAAGTCGACGGCCACGAGCGTGACGTGATCTATGACATTGAGCCGGACGAAAGTTATGACGAGCTGCCGTGTTGGCTCAGGCCCGTGCAGTACACACCAGATTTTGGCGAGATGGAAGAAGGCGACGGCCGCAACCAAGCGTTATTCAACTACATCTTGACGCTGCAGTCGGAGGGTTTCACGAAAGACGAGGCGCGCGGGACCCTGGACATCATCAACCGGTACATGTTCAAAAAGCCTATGGAAGAGCAAGAACTGAGCGTCGTTTACCGCGACGACGCTTTCGCCGAAGATGTTTTCTTCCACAAAGGCACGTTCCTGTTCGACAAGTTCGCCGAGTACCTCAAGAACGAGCATCGTATCATCAAGATCGGCCATCAGCTCCACGTATACCGCGACGGCGTCTATGTGTCGGGCAATCTGCTTATCGAGAACGCGATGATCAAGCATTTGCCCATGTTATCGAAGGCCAAGCGCACCGAGGTACTTAACTACCTCGACGTGCTCATCCAAGACGACGCACCTGCAGCAGACGCCGATTACATCGCTTTCGCCAACGGAGTGTACGACCTCAAGACGGGTGAGCTCATGCCGTTTTCGCCGGAATTCGTGATCACGAATCGCATCCCTTGGGATTACGACCCGACGATCTGGTCGGAGTTCACCGACAAGACGCTGCGTCGCCTCGCCTGCGGTGATGACGGGATCTATGCATTGTTGGAGGAGGTCATCGGCTACCTGTTCTATAGACGTAACGAGCTCCGTAAGAGTTTCATTTTGATCGGCGACAAGGCGAACGGCAAGTCGACGTATCTCGACATGCTCAAGACGCTGCTCGGCGACAGCAATACGTCGGCGCTTGACTTGGCCGAGCTCGGCGAGAGGTTCAAGACGGCCGAGTTATTCGGTAAGCTGGCCAACATCGGCGACGACATCGGCGACGAGTTCATCGCAAACCCGGCGATTTTCAAGAAACTCGTAAGCGGTGACCGCGTCAATGCCGAGCGTAAAGGTCAAGACCCGTTCGATTTCGCCAGTTATGCCAAACTGTTGTTCTCGGCGAATTCCATGCCGCGCATCAGGGATAAGACCGGCGCCGTGCTTGACCGCATCGTACTCGTTCCATTCAAGGCGACATTTTCTAAAGATGACCCGGATTTTGACCCGTACATCAAGTACAAGCTCCACTCACCCGAGGTCATGAGCCACCTGATCAATATCGGCCTCAAGGGGCTCGAGCGTGTGTTGACGAACCGCTCATTCACGATGCCCGATGTCGTAGTCAGGGAAATTAAGGATTACCATGTCGCCAACAACCCCGTCCTCGGTTATTTCGCAGACACGCCTGTCGACGAGGTGGTGAACGAATCGACGGCGCTGGTATACGACTACTACATGGCCTGGGCTATCAGGAATAACTTGAAGCCACTCGGTCAAAACGAGTTCACCCGCCAGGCCAACAAACATTATGGCCTGACAAGTAAGACCTGCCGTATCAACGGCAAACGCGTACGCATTTTCGTGAAGGAGTAAATTATGCCCATTATCATCGAAGGCCCTGATGGTGCCGGCAAGTCCACACTTGCGAAGTCATTGGCCGGAGCGCTCGACATGAACATTTTGAAGATGACCGCCAACGGCGGCCAGTCGGCACGTGAGTACGAGCAGAAGCTCGCATGCGACGGTGTCATCATCGACCGTTGCTGGGTGTCGGAGCAAGTGTACTCCGACTTGTTCGGACGCGAGCCCCGCATCGATCACGACGATGCCGAGGCGTTGACGGAATTCTGCGGGCTCGCGGGTATCCCGATCATCGTGCTTTTGCCCCCGCTCCATGTCGTCATCAGCCGCCTGAACGAACGCGGTGACGAGTACGCCGATGTCGTCTGCCCGAATATCGTCGAGATCCACAAGCGTTACCAGGAGTGGGCTGAGGTACACGACGCCGCGATTGTGCTCGAAGACAACAACCCGGCTACAGCTATGAAAGAGGTGCTCAAATGCATGTTGTAGGCAAGTCGATGAACGACATCTACCGCCAGCTCTGCGGCAAAATATCGGTGCAGGGCCAGGAGGTAGCGGGCACCAAAGAACTGCTCAACAGCGGTTTCACGTTGCTCGACATCACCGACAACATCGCGACGGTCCGCACGGGTTATTCTGTCTCATACATGTTGGGTGAGCTCGCATTGTATTTCACCGGCCGCGACGACGTCGAGTTCATATCTAAGTTCTCGTCGTTTTTGAAGTGTATCGGCGGCGATGGCGTGACAACTCGATCTGCGTACGACGCAGTTATGTTCAACCGCTACGGCTTCGACCAGGTCGCGCAGGTCATCGATACGCTCAAGCGCGACCCGTGTTCACGACGCGCCATCATCGATTTCAACATTCCGAACACCGAGCGTTTCGAGATGAAAGACGAGATCTGCACTATCGCGCTCGTGTTCGAGCTCCGCGAGGGCAAGCTCGATTGCACCGGCATCATGCGTTCCAACGACGTATGGCTCGGCACGCCTTACGATGTCGTGTTCTTCACGGAGCTGCAGAAGCACATCGCGAACGAGCTCGGTGTCGGTTACGGCAAGTATACGCATTTCGCTGTGTCGCTCCATGCATATGAGAAGGACATCGACCGCGTCCGCGAAGTCTGGTGCGGCAAGCAGGCGGCGCCACACCTCAAGTTCGACATCGAGAAGTTTTTGGCCAATATCTCGGAGATCGAACATATCGCGATGTCGTCCGACGAGCCGAAGCATGACATCGCTGTGTATTGTTTCGATAACGACATTATCACGGAGGTAAATGATGAAGATTAAAATCAACCGTATCGCAGAGGGCGCTGAAATCAAGCTCCCGATACGTGCACATTACAACGACGCCGGCGCAGACGTATACACCACGTTCGGTAAGACCCTGAAACCGCACGAGACCTGCCGAATCCCGCTTGGCTTTTCACTCGATCTACCTGACGGCGTCATGGCCTGCGTGTTCCCTCGATCGGGCATGAGCCTCGAAGGCCTCGTATGCGAGCTGCCGCCGATCGACTCAGGTTATACAGGCGAGGTGTATGCGACAGTCACCAACTTGACCGACAAGTTGAAGAAGGTCCCCGGCGGCACGCGCATCGGACAGCTCGTCGTCATGCCGATCGTGTTGGCCGACTTCGTCGAGCAGTTGGGCGAGGAGAGGGGCGACGGTGCTTTCGGATCGACTGGCGAGGCCTAGTAAGGTCGAGGTATTAACGGTGACATGACAAATAGAAGAACGCCTCAGACGCTCAATTGCATCTGGGGCGTTCTCCTCACAAAGGAGGAAGGTGCGGTGGCCCAAAACCGCACCTTCTATTTTATCACGTGACAATCGCAGCAACCACATGTAACTTCCCCCAGTAGTCGGCGAGAATTAGTATGTACACAAGCGCCATCCTGTAGGATAACGACCTTGTCAACCAGAAGGAGGAGCCGAAAATTAAGAACACCAAGAAGCAGTTCACCCGCAACGAGGTCATCGAGCATGGCGAGTACCTTGGATGCATCGAGTATGAGAGCGGCGCCACTGAGCAGCGTTGGGTCCTCGACGGCATCGTTTTCGCAGAGATCTGCAACGCCGACGGCTACCGTGCCGGGTTTCGTTGCCTCGGCAAGGCGTCTAAGGTTTTGAAATAGAAAGTGAAAGGAACAATCATGGCAGAGGTAACGTTCACTGAGAAAGAGCTCGGTTTCATCAACGAGTGCGCAATCGACAAGAAGGGCGTGCTAGTTGAGATGCCGGCGAACCCGTTCCCGTCGCTCTACCGCAAGGGCGTCATCGCCAAGAAGGGCGATGCCCTCACGGTCACGAAGGACTTCCGCGACATGTTCTGCCTTGACGGCCAGGTCGTGCATATCGACCTCACCAAGGCAGAGGGCGAGCCTGAAGACGGCGGCAAAAAGTTCAAGTACGGCGAGACCGGCGACGTGATCATCGAGGACGCGCCTGTCGATTACGCCGGCTTCCGCCAGGCGATCGCCGCCAACCTCAGTGACCGCCGCACGAAGGGTATCGACGAGTTCCAGTTGATCGACAAGGCCTTGCAGGTGTATGACGCCGCGCGCGAGGCCAGGGCGGCCAATGGCGACGAGGGTACCCGCTCTGAGCATACGACGATCGGCAGCCGTTGGCACTGGCGTTATGCCTTGGCGGATGCCGTATCGGCATACTTCGGCGTTGGCATGGAAGTCGACAAGCGTGAGATTGTGTTCACCGGCGACCTGTATATGGCGGGTGCCGCCGAGCTCGTCTTCGAGTACCTGTTTAAGATCGGCAACCGCCGTGCACAGCGCTGCTACGACGAGCGCCTGTTTGCCGGCGAGCCCACGGTCGGCGTGTATGCCGAGAAGGCCGCCGAGTTCATGGCCGAAGTCGAGAAGCGCCTGCAGCACGAGGGCGCCGATGTCGAAGTCGACGGTGAAGTCGTCGGCGAGGTGGTCGTCGACCTCGACCATGTCGATGATATCGAGTGTGGGGCGGAGGTTACCGATGCCTAGGAGAGTCAGATTCATAAGGGATGTCGACTGCCCGACGTGTGGGGGCGACTCCGTCACACCAGAAGTGGAAGCCGTGCAAGATGACTGATTTAGACGATGTCGCGATTATAAGCGAATGCAACCCTGTCGATGCCGTCCATTGTCACCGGTGCGACCTCGTCTTCCGCGTGTCGCACTTCGAGCACGACGACACGTACATCACGAATTGGGACGAGATAGAAACTATCCCACGGTATTGCCCGTGGTGTGGGGAGGACTTGACAGACAAATGATCACTGATACGAAAGAGATAGCCGAGCGCCTGCGCACCGAAGCCAATTATTGGCATGATTACAATGAGGAAGACACTATTTTCAATATGTCGAACTACCATTTCACTGAGAGTGTGCTCACGGCTTTCGGTATGGAAGACATGGATATATACGCAGATATGCCCGTCTACGAGCTGTTTAACAAACTGGCAGATCTCATCGATCCGCAAGGGTGTTAAAACATTTTGAAAATACTTTCAATTTATCGAAATATCGATGTGCTGAAAGTAGTACAATGGCCTTATCGACCAGAAGGAGGAACAAATGCCTGAGTATATCGTTTTCGTCATGCCACCGGAGGACGAGGATGTCGAGCCGTTCGACATCCCGGAATGGGGTTATATCGAGGCAATGGCCACCGCAGAGCGTTACCGCGCGCACGGCTGGAAGGCGTGCATCATCGATTACGGCACGCCATTTGTGTTATGGCGGGCTGAGCGCCTAGACGGCCCTGATATTTGCGTCATGGCACGTACATGCGACGAGGCCTGCATCAGGGCACGCGCCATCAGCCATGACTGCGACGGTTTCCAGAGGATGGAGGAGTAACGATGCGCGATTTTGTCTACACAGCATTGACCGTTATCGGGATAGCCGCCACGGCCGTCGCCGCGGCGTACGCGTTCGCCGATAGGGGCTATTTCGCCGTAGGCGGCGAGTACGCGTTCCTGTCCCTGCCCCTGCTCGGCATGTGCATCGAGTACATGGTCAAAGACCGATGAGGAGTGAGGCATCATGCGGATCGGTGACGTGAAGCCGTTCAAATATGTCTACGCGGACGACAGGCAGCAATTTGTAAGGCCGCTCGAGGAGGCGGCGGAGTTCTTCGTCGCGTGGCGTTTCTGGATACAGCGGCGTGACAATCAGAGGTATTCGACGAAGGCGCGCGACAAGATGCTCGACAAGGCCGCCGATGTGATCCAAGCGGTCGTCAACTGCGTCGCGTCGGTCGGCATCGACGACATGTCGGAGTTGATGGCGCGTTGCGAGAAGCGTAACACGAAGAGGGGTAGGTATTGATGCAAATTGAAGTGGTCGTGGCCATGGAGCGGAGGCCGGTCACCGTGCACGGGCATGTCGGCAGCCTGATCGGGTGGTTCCAACGAGGCGGTTTCCTCGGGAACAACCAGAAGCCCGTCGGGCTCGTAGAGTTCGCCGACGGCACTGTCGGCGAGTACGAGGCGAAGGAGGTGCGCTATGTCGACCACAGATAACTATGTCGAGTACGACAGGGACCACATGCGCTCGTGCATATACGGGCTCGCAGTCGGCGACGCCCTCGGCGTGCCATATGAGTTTCGTGAGCGAGGCACGTTCGAATGCACCGGCATGGTCGACGGCGGCACGCACGGGCAGTATGCCGGCACGTGGTCCGACGACACATCGATGGCCTTGTGCATATGCGCGAGCATCAAGCGGCTCGCGTATATCGATGTGGCAGACATCGCCTACAGGTTCCGTCAATGGCTGGAGCACGGTGACTACACGTGTGATGGGCGTGTATTCGATGTCGGCGTGACATGCAAGAGGGCTATTTCGACAGGCGTGCCTGCGAAGTCATATGACGACTGCGGCAACGGCTCGCTCATGAGGACGGCACCGCTCGCCATGCTCGACCCCATCGAACCCTACGATATACGCGAGGTCTCGGCGATCACCCATGCACACCCCGTGGCCGAGTGGTCATGTGTAACGCTGTGTGACATATTGCGGACTATCCGCAATGTCGGCACGCCGGCGAAGGGCGACCTCTGGCATAGATATGGGTACATCGCATCGAGGCCTGTCGGGGCAGTCAAAAGCGATGGCTACTGTGAGCACACGCTCGAAGCCGCACTCTGGTGTTTTTTAAACACGTTCTCATATGCCGACTGCGTGCTCGCCGCCGTCAACCTGGGCGGTGACACCGACACCACGGCGGCTGTCGCCGGTGCCATCGCGGGCGTGTATTACGGTTTCGGGGCAATCCCGCCGAAGTGGGTCGGCCGGCTGCGCGGCAAGACCGTAATCGATCAATGTATCTAGGAAGGATAGACAATGATTGACGGATATCTGTTGAACATGCATGTTTTCAACAAGGTGGAGGACAGCAAAGGCCAGGCGCTCAAGCCACTTGAGGAGGCTACAGAGGTCTTCGGGGCGCGGCAGGCGCGTTATAACATGCGTTTCGCTTCACGTGATGCGCAAGGAGCGTTTCGCGACGACCTTATCGACGAGTGCATGGACACAGTGCAGGCGATCGCCAACCTGCTGGCAGCCATAGGCGCCACGCAGGGCGAGGTCGACGACGCCATCAAACGTATGGACGAACGCAACGAGTACCGATGCAGGCTCTGAGAAATGGAGAAAGACGTGGCTAATATCGAGTTACCCAAAGACGTAGAGGGCCGCGAGATTCCACTGGATACCACAAAGTTATTCGGCGCCAGCGGCAATGCCTACAACATCACGCGGTGGATCTACACGACTGACTTCGACACGAGCGACAGCGTGGCGGGCCAGTGGCGTGCGACCACAGATATGTTTAGACGACTCGACCCAGAGCTCATGTACCTCACCCCGCCCGACAGCTGGGAGAAGTTGGAGGAGGACCTGAACAGAGCGTCAGAACGCAGATCTGTTACTTCATATTGTCGATATTTCAACGCCACTAACAGATGCGTCAATTGTCCGATTCACAACGACGATGGCTGCAGCGCACATAAAGACGAGTGTGCATTCGGGGACATTCTCGACCGTATTCGCAAACTGAGGGGTGAGGACGAATGACGACCATGAAGCCGTGTCCGAGGTGCCATTCGACCGAGCACCTGCACATCGAGATAATCGATGATAACTTGACTGCCAGCCGGTCCGTCAAAGCAGGGTGTACGGAGTGCCACACGTTCGCGCAGATCGACTATGTGTTCACAGGCCCGTTGGCCAACGAGTGCAGGCCTGACGACGTGCAGTTGAAGCGCGAGGTCATCGAGCGATGGAATGAGCATTGTGACGACTGGGAAGGGATATTCAATCATGAGTGAGAGAACATGCGCCACATGCGCCACGTGCGTCACATGCCCCAACTGCGGTGAGCAGATCGATTTCCATGCGGGGCATATCAACAACGGCCGTGTGTTCGTCTGTGAGAAGGGCAAGCCGCTCATGCGCGAGGTCAGGTATTACTGCCGGCACTGCGACTCGACCGTCATTTTCCTCAAGAAGTGAGAACCGAAAGGGGTCGGCCATGACTGAGTATGAGCCTGCAGGCGCCAAGCGCCGTTTGTTTATGCTCATCGAGCAAGCATCGGAGGAGCATCAATGAAGTACGTCTCGCTTTTCAGCGGCATAGAGGCCGCGACCGTGGCGTGGGAACCGCTCGGCTGGGAGCCTATGTGCTTCGCCGAGTTCGACGAGTTCCCAAGCGCCGTTTTAGCCGAGCGGTACCCCGAGGTACCGAACGTCGGCGATGTGACGAAGATGAACTGGAAGAAATACCGCAACAAGGTGGATCTGGTGGTTGGCGGAAGCCCGTGCCAGTCCTTCTCGATTGCGGGCAAACGAGAGGGGTTGCAAGGTGAATCAGGGCTCATGTTCGAGTACATTCGAGCGGTACGTGAAATACGTCCTCGATGGTTTCTTTGGGAAAACGTCCCAGGAGCGCTCTCAAGCGAGGATGGGGAGGCTTTCAGACAACTCCTGTCCGAAATGGACAAACTCGGGTACGGTCTGGCGTGGCGCATACTCGATGCGCAGTTCTTCGGAGTGGCCCAAAGGCGCCGCCGTCTCTTTCTTGTCGGACATCTTGGAGCCGAACCCCCCGCAGAGGTTCTCTTTGAGCCGGAAAGCATGCGAGGGGTTTATCCGTCGAGCCGAGAAAAGAGGGAAGCCCTTGCCGCCGCAGCTCGACGAGGCGCTTCGAGCGCAGGCTTCAAATTCAACCAAGGGGCAGGAGCCGGGAATATAGGCTTCGAGGAGGAGCAATCTCCTACATGCACCGCCGACTGGCACAACCCCGGAGTGCTGGCTTTCGCGCAGAACACGCGCGACGAAGTACGAATCCAAGGAGACGGCACAATCAGCGGCGCGTTGTCTGCGCGGCCGGACATGAAGCAGACCACCTACGTGTGCGAGACGGCGAACACCAACAGCACTGCTGTTGCGGTAGACCCCGTAATCAGCATGGCCGACCTCAACGCGAACACGGCGATCGGATACGACATGGTGGGCACGCTCAAGGTTGGCGGCGACGCGCCGTCGGTGTGCCTGTGAGCGCCTGCACGCTGCTCGTCCGCTGCGGATGCGCGGGCGGGGCAAAGGAGCGCTGGTGAGCGACGAAGTGTCGCTCACCATATCGACGAGCAACACTCAGACGCTTTTCAGCGAGGAAGGAGGAGACATGGTTGTGCGAAGGCTCACGCCGAAGGAGTGCGAGCGCCTTCAGGGATTCCCAACGCAAGTCAGGTTGAAAGCTGAGGAAATGACATCAGACGAACTAATAGCATGCGCTTTGGCGAACGGCGACATTACATGCGATTTGGCGAACGGGAAAGTGTACGGAACGCGAGGGCCTGGCGGCAAGCCTCTTGCCGAAAAGAGGGAACTCGGCTTCATTCACCCGTCTGGGTACGTTCACATCAACCTATCGTCAAACGGAGTGAAAAAACAGGTCAGGGCGCACCGAGTGATCTACATGGCCGCAAACGGGCATATCCCAGATGATATGGTTGTTGACCATATCAACAACGACAAGTCGGATAACCGGATATGTAATCTGCAGCTCCTCACAGCCAAAGAAAACTCTAAAAAGGCGGCAGACGACGGCCTATATCTGTCTGGCGAGGACAATCCGCGATCGAAGACAACCGCCGAAATTAGGTCGCGAATAGCCCATGATTACTGTGCACTTGGAATGACATATCGAGAGCTGGCGCAAAAGTACGGGGTTTCAAAAAGCCGCATCGGGCAGATCATCAATGAGTGTGATTGGACGAAGATACCCTATCGCGGAAAGCCCGCAGACGAGTGCCCGGACGGGCCTCGCTACAAGGCGATCGGCAACAGCATGGCGGTTCCCGTGATGCGATGGATCGGCGAGAGGATCGCCTTGGCCGAGGCGGGTGATATCTCATGAGCTGCGATTCGTTTGAGTGGATGCGCTCACGACGGGATAGGGACGGTGATTGATTTGAGTATAGCTGGATACGAGCCCGCGAGCGGCTACAACCTGCCGCCCGGGTGTTTCAATGAAGACATCGAGCGTGCGTTCGGCGGTGAGCGGCGCTATTGCAGCGAATGCAGGCATTACATTGAATCGGATGAGCTCGACTGCTGTATCTGCGGGCTCAAGCTGAAAGATGCGATCGCTGAGCTCAAGGGTGCGCAGCGCCGGTCGCCGAAATACATCCTCGCGGCTGTCGAGGACGCAGTCACAGACGAATGCGATTGCTGCCCAGAGTTCGAGGAGTGACTGCAGTGCGGGAATATGCCTAGAAACGATTGAGGTATATGTAGAAGGCGCGATTTCAGCTTAGCGCGTATACTTGCAGGGCCCCGAGGCAGATTCATGCCCCGGGGCATTTTCATGTTCTTTGGCCGAAATTGGCACCTTTCGATTTATCGGCATGGTTGACAGGCTGTGAACGGTAAAACGCGAGGTAGAACTATATGCGGCGCCGCATTGTGCAAGTTACTGTCACATGGCCGTCACACTGATTTTCATGGCAGTGTGACAGGTAATAGGCATCAAAACACGAGGTAGATTGATTATTAGGTACCTAAGTGTCACACTGGCAAACAACAGGTACCCCTATATTAGATATTTTTATATAGGTATTTTTATATAGGTATTTTTAGTATACATATATTTTCAAAATATAGGGGTATAGGGCAGCGTGACAGTGTGACAGTGTGACAGGTAGTATCTAACATATGCGTTTACGTCGCGTTTCGTCAAAACTATCTGTCACACTGCCTCGAAAAACAGTGTGACAGCGGTGTGTCACGTGTTTGACAGGTAGTCGATGGCGCATATGCTGACATCGATCGACTCCAGAAGAAGTTTCGATTTATTTAAGTGTGTATATACGATATACACACTTAAATAAATCGAAACGCTAGCGGTATGCCTAACTGTGTATACCGCATATATACAGTATGCACAGTTAGGCGGCCATTCGAATGCCATCGTCGAACGTTGTAGAATATATTCCGATGGACGAGGAGGGATATTTTTGCCTTACATCAAATTCAACAACGCGATACAGCGCAAGCGCTATTGGCTCGGCGAGGACGGCATCGAGCTGATTAACGACTGGAGGCGCCGAGGGCTGTCGGTGAAGGCGATCGCCGAGGACAAGATCGGCGTCGCGCACACCACACTGATGAAATGGCGCCAGCAGTCGCCCGAGCTCGACAAGGCGCTCACCGTCACCGAGGACCTCGTTGACGGCCAAGTGGAAGGCGCATTGCTCAGGCGTGCGCTGGGGTACGACTATTTCGAGGAGACGTGGGCACTCGACCCCGACACAGGCCGGGAAGTGTTGACGAGGAAAGTCAAGAAGCATGTGCCGGCAGACGTGAAGGCCATCGCCATGTGGCTGTTCAACCGACGCGGTGACGCCTGGAGGTCGATGCAGCCCCAGTTACCGGCAGACGACGGCGACATCATCGACGTCAAGAACGTGCTCGTGCAGATCGAGGAGGCGGCTGATGGAGATAAGGCTGACGCGTAAGCAGGCTGAATATGTGCGCGAGGCGCACCACCGCTGGAATCTCGCCACAGGCGCCGTGCGTTCCGGCAAGAGCCACCTGGCCGTGCAGTACACGATCCCAGACAGGCTGATCAAGCTGCGTGGCAAGAAGGGCCTGGCGTTGATCCTCGGCGCCACGAAGGAGAACATCGAGCGCAACGTCTTGACGCCCATGCGAGACATGTGGGGCGACAAGTTCGTCGGTGACATCAACGCCCGCAACTGGTGCGAGGTCTTCGGCGAGCGTGTGTACTGCATCGGTGCGGAGAACGCAGGCCAGGTATCGAAGCTACGCGGCTCAGAGGTCAAGTTCGCGTATTGCGACGAGATCTGCGACATCCACCCCGATGTGTTCGAGATGCTCAAGAGCCGCCTGAGCCTGCCGTACAGCGAATGCCACGGCGCATGCAACCCTGCAGGCCCGACACACTGGCTCAAGCAGTTCATCGACAAGGGCGAGGCCGATCCCGGCATCGACATGTTCGTGCAGAGGTACACGATCGACGACAACCCGTTCCTGCCGCCTGCATATGTCGCGGGTCTCAAGGCTGAGTACCGCGGCACGGTGTACTACGACCGGTATATCAGGGGCCTGTGGGCGAAGGCCGAAGGCCTCGTGTACCCGAACTGGAAGGACGCCCAGGAGCCGACATGGTCGCCTGCGGAACCGGGAGACGTACGCGGCTACTGCATCAGTGTCGACTACGGAACGCAGAATCCGCTCCATGCGATCAAGTGGCTGCTCGACTCTGCAGGCACCTGGCATGCAGTCGGCGAATACCGTTACTCCGGTCGCGAGGAAGGCAGGCAGAAGACGGATCCTGATTATGTCAACGACCTGGTCGTTTTCACGAACGATGCCCCGGAAGAAACAGATGTCGAGATCATAGTCGACCCCAGTGCGTCATCGTTCATCGCGCAGCTGCGCAAGCGCGGCGGTTTCAAGGTGAGGAAGGCCGACAACGATGTCGGGGACGGCGTGCGCGACACCGCATCGGCGATGCAGTTGGGCCAGGTCAAGATCGGCGACACTCTCACTGAATTGGCGCGCGAGTTCTGCGGCTATGTGTGGGATGATAAGGCAGACCAAGACAAGCCTGTCAAGGTCGACGACCACGGCATGGACGCACTGAGGTATTTCGTGAAGACGAAACGCGTGTACAGGCCGCGTGACATGGTATACGAGTCGCCGTTCATGGGCGGCGCAGACGAGGGGCCTAGGAGGTTCGCATTATGAGATGGGACGAGGTACGCGATGACAAGTCGCGCATGCTCACGTACCAGGATTTCGTGGAGGCGGGCGACGCCAACCGCGAGGGCTTCGTACTGGAGGCGATCGAGCGGCATAAGTCGGGCAAGGCGTACCGCACGGCGCGTATGGCCGATGCATACGACCGCCAGGAGAACCCGACGATCAACACATATGTGCAGAAGGTCTTCGACATCACTGGGTCCAAGCTCGTGGACTTCACCGCGAGCAACAACAAGATCGCCAGCAATTTCTTCCACCGCCTGAACACCCAGCGCACTATGTATTCGCTCGGCCAGGGTGTGTCTTTCATCGATGTCGACGAGGTGGGCAAGAAGGACGAGACCAAGGAGAAGCTCGGCAAGCATTTCGACCACGACCTGCGCACGCTCGCATACGATGCGCTCATCCACGGCGTGTGCTTCGGTTTCTGGAACCTCAACCGCATATTCGTCTTCCCGCTGACCGAGTTCGTGCCGCTCTGGGACGAATACGACGGCACGCTCAAGGCAGGCATCCGCTTCTGGCGTATCGATAGCTCGCGCCCGATGCAGGTCGTGCTATACGAAGCCGACGGCTACACGCGTTACCAGAGCCGCCAGGATGCGAACGGCGTCACGAACGAGCGCCTCGAGGCAGTCGACGAGAAGCGGCCTTACATCGAGAAGACGAGCTATACGCCGGCAGACGGCATCGAGCAGGTTATCGGCGGCGAGAACTACTCGGCATTGCCAGTGGTGCCGATGTGGGGCTCGAAGCTCCACCAGTCGACACTCGTGGGCATGCGCCAGGCGATCGACAGCTACGACCTCATCCGCAGCGGCTTCGCGAACGACCTCACCGACTGCGCGCAGATCTACTGGCTCGTGTCGAATGCGGGCGGCATGAGCGACAAGGACCTGCAGAAGTTCCTCGACCGCCTGAAGATCAACCACGTCGCGCTCGTCGATTCCGACGACGGCGGCAACGCCCAGGCGTATACCCAGGAGATCCCGTACGCCGCACGCCAGGCGTACCTGCAGTCGATCCGTGACGGCATCTACGAGGACTTCGGCGCGCTGGACGTCCACACGGTGGCGGCAGGCGCGACCAACGACCACATCGATGCGGCGTACCAGCCTATGGACGAGGAGGCGAGCGATTTCGAATACCAAGTCTCCGAGTTCGTGCAGCAGCTGCTCGCCCTCATGGGTATTGAGGATGCGCCAGTGTTCAAGCGCACACGCATCAGCAACCAGAAAGAGCAGGTCGACATGGTCATGAGCGAGGCGCAGTACCTCGACCACGAGACGATCTTGCGCAAGCTGCCGAATATCTCGCCCAGCGAGGTGCCGGCGATCAAGGAACGCCTCGATGCTGAAAATGAGGAGCGCATGGGTACGTTGGTGAACACCACCGCACCCGCTGGCGATGATGACGATGACGATGACGATGACGGCATGCTTTAGTGTTTAAGGTGGTCCTACCGTGAAAAAGATCCATTCAGTCACCAAGACACAATACTTCGACGGCTTCCAGATCGACACGTATTCGGACGGCACTTACGGATACATGACGGATGAAGGTAAGCACAAGGAGGGCTACAAGTCGAAAGACGGCGCCAAGAATGCCGCCACCAAGCTCGCCTCCGCAGAGCCGAAAGGCCCGCAGGTCCTGAAGAGTGAAGACAAGGGCGGCTATACCGTCAATACATTCACCGACGGCACTTATGGATACATGATGCCCGATGGCACATTTAAGAACGGCTACAAATCAAAGAATGGCGCAGGTAAGGCCGGTAAGAAGCTGGCAGCGAAGGCACATGAGGACGCACAGGCCAAATTGCTCGAGAAGCAGGCGCAAGAGCTGCAGGAGAAACTGCAGCTCACCTACGCCGATGCAATCGACGGCATGACGGCACGTATCGAGTCCTCGCTCAAAGAGTTCGCTGCCGATGATGCGAAGTGGGCGGCCGATGTCGCCGCTGGCAAGAAGGACGCGAAGGCGTACAAGGCCTGGCGTAAGGACCAGGCGTTGCACAACGACCAGCTCAAAGCCCTCAAGAAGGCATTGACGCAGGACCTCACCGCCGCCGACAAGATGGCGATGGCGTATGTCAACCAGGTGCCTGCAGGCGTGTACGCGGAAGGCATGAACTTCGCGACGTATGAGATCGAACACGGCGCGAAGGCGAACACGTCTTTCACGCTGTATAACAAGAACACCGTCATGGAGCTCGTCGCGAACGAGCCTGACCTGCTCCCGCAGGCTGCATTTGACAAGGCGAAAGATATAGCATGGAATAGCCGGCATGTCACGTCTGCGGTGACGCAGGCCGTGCTGCAGGGGCAGACGATCCCGCAGCTCGCCGCGTCGATCGCCGGTATCGCCGCCATGGACCAGCGCGCGGCTATGAAGGCTGCGCGCACCGCCATGACGAGCGCGCATTCGCTCGGCAAGCTCAAGGGCTACGAGCGCGCTGCCGGTATGGGCATCGATGTCGAGAAGCAATGGCTCGCGGCGCTCGACTCGCGCACACGCGGCAGCCACCGCCACCTCGACGGCGAGGTAGTCAAGCTCGATGCCGAATTCAGCAACGGGCTGAAGTACCCCGGTGACCCTGACGGCCCTGCCTCTGAGGTCTACAACTGCCGCTGTACGCTGGTGCCCGTTATCGGCGATGTGGAGTACGACGAGGTCGAGCGCGCCAACAAACTCGGCGGCATGAGCTATGAGGAATGGAAAGCCGAGAAGCTGACGAAAGAGCAGAAGCTCGCGAATGCACTCGACAGCCAGTTGAAGGATGTCGATAACGAGATCGACGACTCGTTTGGCTGCCTGAAACGCAACCCACGCAAATGTCGGACGTGTGCGAATGCGCACGGCCCGGCGCCGTGGGAGGACTCGCCCGACAAGTCATATTGCATGGCATATGAGCGTCGCCTCGGCAACATCAAGCCGGATGCCGTATATTTCGACGGCGCCGACTGCCCGTTTTATATCAAGGAAGAGGCATGACATGGCCGGTGGCGTATCGGTAAAGCAAGACAACACCGAACAAGTCATCGACGGTATCGATTCGGCTATCGGCGTCGCGCTCGAGAAGATCGGGCTTTTGGCTGAGAACTATGCGGCCAAGAAATGCCCGGTTGACACCGGCAACCTGCGTGCATCGATCACGCACGAGGTGGATGCCGGTGATAACACCGTGTATATCGGCACGAATGTCAAATATGCGCCGTACGTCGAGCTCGGCACCTCGCGACAGAAGGCGCAGCCTTTCCTGAGGCCCGCGGCTTCCGAGCATGGTGCACAATACCGACAAGTACTGAAAAAGGCACTCGGTGGCAGCAGTTAATCTGGTATTATTTATGTTAAATGCGCGAAGCAATGCGCTATCTAGTATGGGGTCGAAGCACGTGCCCCAGAGTCCGAAGAAATGGAGCGAACACCATGGCACTTACCCGCAAACTCCTCCGATCCATGGGGATCGAAGACGAGAAGATCGACCAGATCATCGACGCACACACTGAGACCGTCAACGCGCTGAAGGACGAGCGCGATGGGCTCAAGGATGCCGCGGACCGACTGAAGAAGGCCGAGGCGGAGCTCGAGGAGCTCAAAGCCAAGCCGGCAGACGGTTTCAAGGAGAAGTTCGAGAAGGAGCACGCCGATTTCGAGGCGTTCAAGGCAGACACCGCTAAGGCTGCTGCCGACCGCGAGAAGAAATCGCTGTACCGCAAGCTGCTCACCGATGCAGGCGTCGACCCCAAGCGTATGGATGCCGTGATGCGTGTCGCCGACCTATCCGAAATCGTGGTCGAGGACGGCGCCATCAAGGATGCCGACAAGGTCACCGAGAAGGTCAAAGGCGAGTGGTCCGATTTCATCCCGACCACGAATAAGAAGCCCGCGAATGTTGATACGCCGCCCGCCGGCGCAGGCGACGGCGCGGCAGAACCGAAATCGCTGGGTGACGCCCTGCGACAGAAGTACACCAAGCAGAACACTGATTAAAGGAGGCAATTATGCCTATCACCCTCGCAGAGGCCAAGGTCGGCATGGCCGACAAGGTCGACCAGCAGATCGTCGACATGTTCCGTCGATCCTCCCTGCTCCTCGACCGCCTCACTTTCGATAATGCCATCTCCCCCGGTACCGGCGGCTCCACGCTCGTCTACGGCTACACGCAGCTGAAGACGCCTTCCACTGCCGCCGTCCGCGCCATCAACTCCGAGTACACCGCCAACGAGGCAAAGCGTGAGAAGAAGACCACGCAGGCCATCATCATGGGTGGCGCCTTCGAGGTCGACCGTGTCATCCAGGACACTTCCGGCGCCATCGACGAGCTCGTGTTCCAGGCCGACGAGAAGATCAAGGCAACTGCCAATTTCTTCACGCATTGTGTGATCAACGGCACCGCGGCCGGTACTGCCGCCCCCGGTAAGACTACCGGTACTTTCGACGGCCTTAACAAGTTGCTCGCCAATTCTTCCACTGAGTACACCGCCACTGCGGACCTGTCTACCAGCGAGAATGTGACGGCCAATTACAACCAGTTCCTTGACGAGCTCGATGAGTTCATCTCCGGCCTCGACGGCATGCCCGATATGCTGCTCATGAACCGCAAAATGCTCTCCAAGCTCCGCGGTATCGCCCGCCGTGCCGGTTATTATGACGTCACTAAGGACGATTTCGGTCGCGGTGTCGAGACGTATAACGGCATCGCGCTCATGGACGCCGGCGAGTTCTACGACGGTACCAAGACCGTCGACATCGTCGCCGATACCGCAGCCGGTTCCGGCACTTTCGGCACTTCTGACATCTATGCCGTCAAGTTCGGCCTCGATGCCTTCCACGGCATCTCCCCGACCGGTACCAAGGTCATCACGTCCTACATGCCCGACCTCACCCTCCCGGGTGCCGTCAAGAAGGGCGAGGTCGAGCTCGTCGCGGGTGTCGCCCTCAAGAACACGCTGAAGGCCGGCCACATGAAGGGCATCATCACCGCGCCGAAGACTGCCTAAGGAGTCGATATGCTGGAGGAGTTGCTCGCAGAGATCCACAATTGGTTCGAATGCGATTACCTCGCAGGTGAGCTCACCGTCATGGACGGCGAGCTCACCCTCCCGCATGGCTTCGTCAAGAAGGGCCAGTACTACCGCATCGTCGGCAGTGTGTTCAACGACGGCCTGCACCAATACCCGACGTCGGACCTCACTGATGAGGTATTCGATGGTGAGGTGTGGGCACTGGCCGTGCCGAAGGCGGTCGTTGACATCGCGACCGAAATCGAGGCGTGGCGCAAAGCCAACCCCGACTCCGCATATACTTCTGAGTCGTTCGGCGGGTATTCGTATACGAAGGCCACTGCTTCCGACGGCATGCCGGCGCGATGGCAAGACGCATTTCGCCGACGCCTCAATCGTTGGAGGAAACTGCCATGACGTTGATCGATACTTTCAAAGAGCCTTGCGTGCTCATGGAGAAGAAGCGCGTGAGCGACGGTGAAGGCGGGTGGACGACCACGTGGGTCGACGGTGCCACCTTCGACGCGGCCATTGTCCGCGACACCACCCTGGCGGCGCGCGTTGCTGAAAAAGAGGGCGTATCGAACGTCTACACGGTGACTACCGACACAAACGCGCGACTCGAATTTCATGACGTTTTCAAGCGTGTCAGTGACGGCCAAGTGTTCCGTGTGACTTCCAACGGGGACGATATGCGTACACCCGATGTGGCGACGTTCAGTTTCGAGCAGGTGTCGGCGGAAGAGTGGAAGCTATCATGACGCCTGAAGCTACTATCTATGAATTCTTCTCGGGCTTCTCGATTCCAGCGTATGCGGCGACATCTGTACCAGATAACGCGGAGTTCCCGTATATCACGTACGAGCTCGCAGTCGATGATTTCTGGGGCGGGGAAGTCGCGTTGTCGATGGACATTTGGTACCGTGGCGACTCCGAGGCGGAGCCGAATGCGAAAGCATGTGAAGTCTCAAAGGCACTAATCGGCTGCAAGTGTATCCCATGTGACGGCGGCGGTGTCGTACTGAAAAAAGGCTCGCCGTTCTGCCAGAGCATGGGTGACACAGCAGATGATAAGATCAAGCGCCGCCATATCAATGTGACGGCAGAGTTTATCACCTCGTTTTGAGAGGACAAGTTAAATGGCTAAGTTCACACAGATTCCTACGGATACTTTCAAGAAGCTCCAGCTCAATGCCGGTATCCTCACCACTGAGTTCGACCCTGCGACTGGCGAGCTCAGTGCGTCCAACATCATCGGCGCGACGAGCGGCGGCGTATCGTTCGAGGCCACGCCGTCATTCACCGATTTCGGCGAGGACATCGACAATTGCCCGAAGAACACTAAAGAGCTCAAGAAGCTCGACAGCTGGGAAGCCAAGATGTCCGGCTCGTTCGTGACGATGGATACGAATGTCGCGACATCTGTCATCGGCACTGCTGCCGTTGCGAGCGACGACCCGGCCAAGGTCGTGCCCCGCAACTCTGTCGAAGCCCAAGATTTCAAAAACATCTGGTGGGTCGGCGATTATTCTGACATCAATGAAGACGGTTCGTCTGTCGGCAAGGCCGGTTTCATCGCGATCAAGCTCATCAATGCGTTGTCTACCGGTGGTTTCAAGATCCAGTCCGGCGACAAGGCGAAGGGCACGTTTGAGTTCGAGTACACTGGCCACTACAGTAATAAAAACATCGACACCGTCCCGTTTGAAATCTATATCAAGGCTGGTTCTGCTGATAAGTAGGCATAGCCTGAAGGAGGAAAATTAAATGAAACTCAGTGACATCAAGGGCGACCGCGTACTCGACGTCATCGCCGACATCATCGACCCCATCGCAAACATGGTGCAAGACAAGGACGTCGCCGCGATGTTCAAGCGCGAAGCCGTGCCCGACGGCATGGAGGCGCGTGATTTCTTCGCGAAGCGCATGTGCAAGGGCCTGCCCGTTTTGCTCAAAAGCCATAAGGCCGACATCATCGCCATCATGGCGGCGATCGAGGGCGTGACCCCTGAGCAGTATGCGGCATCGCTCGATTTTCCCAAGCTGTTCACCGACGTCATGGAGCTCGTGACTGACGATGCGTTCCTCAATTTTTTATCATCGTCGGAGACGGGGAAGGGCGCAGATGCGCCTGGCTCTGCCTTGGAGAGTTCCGAGGCCCATTAAGGGCAGACGCATTCGTCAAGTTCACACTGGCCCGCTATAGGAAAGAACGGGACGAGATGGCGTTTAAGGTATACGTCACCGATTCCCTATACCTTATGGGCCAGCAAAAGTTTATCGGTCGTAGGTGGTACGACCAAGTCCGGCCCAAGGTATATGAAGACATCGACGCCGCGGCAGTCGTGGCGGACGTCACGAAAAGGGCGGGATTGGTGGTCGTATGAATCTACTCGACCTCGCCGTCAAGATCACATGCGACGACCAGGCATCCGGCGAGGTCGGCAAGATCGGCGACGGCATCAAAAACAAATTGGGCATCGCTGCTAAAGCCGGCGTTGCGGCCGTGGCGGCAGTCGGTACTGCGACGGTCGCCATCGGCAAGACAGCACTCGACGCATATTCGAATTACGAGCAGTTAGTCGGCGGTATCGACACCCTGTTTAAAGCCTCGTCGGGCAAGATGCAGCAGTATGCCGCAAACGCCTACCAGACGGCCGGTGTCTCAGCCAACCGCTATATGGAGATCTCGACGAGCTTCGCGGCAGCGTTGATCAGTTCACTCGGCGGCAACACTGAGGCCGCAGCCGATATGGCCAACACCGCAATCACGGACATGAGTGACAATGCCAACAAGATGGGCACGTCGCTTGAGACCGTCCAAGAAGCGTATATGTCGCTGTCGCGTGGCAATTACGAGATGCTCGACTCCCTTAAGCTCGGCTATGGCGGTACTAAATCAGAGTTGGAGCGCCTGCTCTCAGACGCCGAGAAGTTCTCGGCAGCGCAAGGTAAAGTGCGCGATTTCTCTGTCGACTCATATTCCGACATCGTCGAGGCCATCCACATAGTGCAAGACGAGATGGGCATCACAGGTACGACTGCGGAAGAGGCAGCGACTACCATCGAGGGCTCCGTCAACATGGCGAAGGCCGCGTGGGATAACTGGCTTGCCGGCCTCGGCAACGAGGACGCGGACATGGAAGGCCTGACTGATCAGCTCGTCCAGTCGGTCGTCATTGCGGGTGAGAACATCATCCCGAGGGTCGGCCAGATCATGACGACACTCGGGCAGACGGTTGCAGACTATGCGCCTGGTGTCGGCCTCTACCTCCGCAACGCGCTCATCAATGTCTTGCCTGAAGCCGTGCAAGGGCCGATGCGCGACGCGTTCGCGGGTGTCGACAAAGTCGTCGGCAAACTCGAAAGCGTATTCAACGACAATTTGAAGCCGGCGGCAGACGCCGCCGACAGCGTTTTCAGCGCGATCAGCTCTGGCATCAAGACTTTTGGCGATAACGTCAACGACTTAGTGCTCCCCGCGATCGATACGCTATCGCCTGCTTTCAATGATTTCTTCGGGGCGATCCAAACAGCGCAGCCGCTGCTTGAATTCATCGCAAACATCATCGGCGTCGGGCTCGCAGCGGCGATCAGCGTAGCCATCAAGCTGTTTGCCGCCATTACAGAAGTCGTCGCGTTTGTCATCACCGGTTTCGCGCAGCTGTATGAGGACATCTCGGGGTTCGTGACAGGTGTCGTGCAATTCTTCACGGTCGACTTGCCGAACGCGATCAATGCATTGGTGCAATGGTTCGCGCAGTTGCCTGGCAACATCGCCGCGTTCCTGTCGAGGGTCATTGCGAATGTCGCCGCATGGGTAGCAAATATGGCGTCGAATGCCGTGAGCGCCGGTTCGCGTTTCATCTCCGGTATCGCCGGTTTCATGTCTGCGCTGCCCGGCAAAATAGCATCATGGCTCTCCGGCGTCATTTCGACTGTCGTCGGCTGGGTGTCGCAGTTCGCGAGTAACGCCACGAGCGCGGCGTCGAAGTTCGCAAGCAACCTCATCAACGGCCTCGCGTCTATACCCGGTAAGGTGACATCGATTGGTTCTAACATTATTCAAGGTATGGTGAAAGGTGTCACGAGTGCCGCAGGCCGTTTGATCGACAGCGTTAAAGGCGCAGTCGACGACGCCATCAATGCCGCAAAAAACCTGCTCGGCATCCACTCACCATCACGTGTGTTCCGTAAAATCGGCCAATACACGATGCAAGGTGCGGCACTCGGTGTCGACGATGATGCCGACGTGTTGTTGAGGTCTACAGATAGTGCGATGCGTGGTATGATTTCAACGGCACAAGATGTCGCCATGCCCGGTGTCAGCAGCACTGCCGGCGGCGTATCGGCCGTTATCAGCTGGTTGGCCGAGAACCTGCCATCCATCATCGCTGAGTTCACGCCCGTTATGGGTGAATCGGAGTTCGGGCGCAAGGCGAGAAAGGCGGTCGCGTATGCTTGATATCAAATACAAGTCAAATGCGGGGACTGTCATCCCGCTCAATTCTGGTGTATATGTCGGTAAGCCGAACGACCTCTTTAGCCGCGAATGGGACTACAAAATCGGGTATCGCGCACTGGCCACGGCCTCGCGCGGTGCCCGCAAGGTCTCATTCAAGGCGTTTTTCGCAAACATGGCACAGGCTGACGCTTTCCGCCGATGTGCCGACACGGACATGCAGAAGGGCACGCCCGGCACTATCTATGTCAATGACTGGTTCCAGCGTTGTTTCGTCGTAGCTTCCGAGGTGGACGGCGTCGGTGACGATTTTTTCGCGACCAAGCTCACTTTGGTTTTGCTCGACGGCGTTTGGCGCAGGGGGACTACGACGGCGTTCGTGCTCGTGCAGGGTTCGGCGGATTATGAGTTTCTCGACTTGCCGCATGATTTGCCGTACGACCTAGGCGCGACCACACCGCTGCAATACGTCGTCAACCCAGGCTACTCGGGCAGCCCCGCGAAGCTCGTCGTGTACGGCCCAGCGGTCAACCCCTCCGTGCGCCTGGCGGACAATCTTTACCAGGTGGACGTGACCGTCCCCGATGGCGGCTACATGGATATAGACCCGTTGCGGCGAACCGTCACCGTGGTTGCGGCGGACGGCTCCACGATGGACGCATTCAGCAAGGCGCACCGAGGCAGCGGCGCGGGTTCTGGCGAGTATATCTTCGAGCGCGTGCCAGCCGGCACGTCTGAAATCTCGTGGGATAATAGCTTCGGCTTCGACTTGACTCTGTACGAGGAAGAGGGCGAGCCCGCATGGTTTTAGTGGTGAATGATCCAACTGTTGGCGATATCCGCGAAATCGAGGAATTCGAGCTTGACATAGCTTTCGGCAGCGACGAGAACGCACTGAAATTGGAGGCCCGCGCGGGCGAGGCCCCCGAAGAGGGGCAATTCGTGTTCATCGACGGCACCGAGTATGGCGGTGTCGTCGACCAGGCGAGCTATGAGGCCGGCAGGGAGGCATCCGGCTCAATTCTATGCAGGGGCCGCACCTGGCATGGTATTTTGGCAGGTAAGCGCCTGCTCCCCGATTCGGGAAGCGGATACCTCTCCGTCAGCGGCAAGGCTGACGATGTGCTCGCGTCGCTCATCGAGCGCATGGGGCTTTCTGGGCTGTTCTCCGCCGCTTCCGACGATACATCGGTGAGTTACACCTTCGATCGATTCGTGGACGGCTACAGCGGCCTGAAAGCCATGGCGAAGGCCAATGGTCGCAAGGTCGTCATGCGTCGTAAAGGCGGTAAGGTGGAAATCTCTCTGCCGCCTGTCGTAGACTATGCGAACAAGGTCGATTCCGACCTTTTGGACTTCACGCTGACCTCGGTTCACCGCTGTATCAATCACCTGGTCTGTGCGGGTACTGGCGAGCTCGAGAACCGCGCCGTAGTCCATTTCTATGCGGACACGGCCGGTAACGTCAGCCACACCCAGAGCCTCTTTGGAGTCGACGAGATATGTGCGCTCTACGACTACAGCAACGCCGACGAGGCGAAGCTCGAGGAGGAGGGCGGCAAGAAGCTCAGGGAGTACCAGACCCGAGGCAGCGTCGAGGTCGACGCGCACGACGATATCGACGTCGACGTCGGCGACATCATCTCAGCACGCGATAACGCGCACGGTAAGACCGTTAGCGCGACCGTGGTGAAGAAGATCGTGCAGGTCTCACATGGCGTGGCAACATACAGGTACGAGGTCGGCAGTGAGACCACGACGAAGAACTCGGCCAGCGCGATCGCCGACGGAGGTGGCGGGCACGCATACTTGGCGGGAAAGGGCCTGAAGCTCGAGAACTACACGTTTAGCGCGGAGGTCGACGCGGAATCGCTCAAGGCCGTTGAGGCCAAGGCCGACAAGGCCGTAACAGACGCCTCGAATTCGCTCCAGACGTGGGCACAGGCGGATATCGCCATGGGAGAAGTGTCCACGCTCACGGAAGGCTCTAAGGCCACCGCGTCGCTCTCGGGCGATGGACTGGTCAAGACGCTCTCACTCGGTATCCCACGCGGTACCACCGGCATCCAAGGCCCTAAGGGCGAGAAGGGCGCAACTGGCGAGCGCGGTCCACAAGGCCCACAGGGTACGAAAGGCGAGACAGGGCCGCAAGGCGAGACAGGACCGCAGGGCCCAAAGGGAGCAACTGGCCCACAAGGCCCCAAAGGAGAGACCGGTGAGCAAGGCCCACAGGGCGTGCAGGGAAAGCAAGGCCCACAGGGTATACAGGGCGAGACCGGCCCACGTGGCCCGCAAGGCCCGCAGGGCATCCAAGGCCCGAAGGGCGATACCGGCGAGGGTTTTTCCATCTCGAAGGTTTACACCAGCTACGAGGCAATGCAGGCTGGGTGGAAGGTCGACGGTGTGGCGGTCGGCGGCTTCGCGATAATCAGCTCGAATGTCGAGGATCCGCACAACGCCGAGCTGTACGTGAAGTCAGCGGATGGCTACTCGCTCGTCGCTGACATGAGTGGCGCGACCGGCGTCAAAGGCGAGCAGGGCCCGATGGGTCCGCAGGGCCCGGTCGGCGCGACCGGAGCGGCGGGTTCCACGG